AATTTCTTAACTGTTCTTTAAGTTGTGAATCCTGATTTGGACATGAGTCTTCTAAAAATATGGGTTTTTTTAGAAGATCTTTGTTAAATTCAGTTATAATGCGTTGCCCTTCGACCGCTATAGATTTTTGGATATCCGCAGCGCTGTAAAGAGAGGTGTTGAATTTATTCCTAGAGGCTTTAATAGAGTTACGTAGTGTACTTATTTTACTCTTATATTTTTCAAATAATCCATTGGATATTGTTCCCTTATGGCGTTGTAACTGAGTCTCGAGATTGTCAACAACATTTACCATTGTAAATGTATTGTTGTAACAGATGTATAACTTTCTTATATTATGGATTTCAAAAAAAAAGATGTATTACTTAAAATAAAACGATAATTCATATGTGATTTTGGAATTTTATAAGTAATGTCAATGCTAAAAACCTACTAAATCGATATAACAAGATAATTGTATGCTACTGAAGGAGGTTTATGATGTTTATTCATTATATCGTAAACTTTAATCTTGGTTGTAACCAAGCAGCTAATTAACATCTTCAGATCGTACTTTAGGGGAATATTTATTAATACATGTTTAGCCTTGCGATTCACCAATACATCATTAATAATTTCATGTATGGGAACCCCACTTAAAGTAAGATCGGGAACTTTATCGTATTTTTTGTATTTATCCGCATTTGGCCAGGGAGGATCAAATATGATAATATCATACTTAACTTCTTTAATATAATCTAGACAATCTCCTAGAATAGGAGTTATGTTAGCCTTATACGCCTTTATATTTTTTACCAGAAGTTTATAGATATTCTTATCAAGTTCTACAGCTGTACATTTACTTTCTTTAAAGTATTTGGCTATATTGATAATATTAGCACCTATATTGGAATTGCAGTCTAATATGGTTTTCTTCTCGTCAATTGTCTCTATGATATCAAGAATCTGTTTCATATGAGTGGGTCTCATGCTAGAGTAATGACTAGTTTTATCGATTAAGAATTTATTGTAAGTCACAACTTTATCCGTATTGAAGGAATCTTTTATGATGAACTTCTTGAATTTCATGATGTTCTGTATATTAATCAATTCATATTCATTTATATTCATATTAAAACATACATATAAAAAAATATATGTAGGTTTTTAGAGTATTAAAGTTAGATAACTAAACGATAGTAGTCATAGTATCCATACTGGTTACATCTTTCTATTTTAATAACATCTCCCTCTTTTGCTTGTAACATAACTACCTGGGGGTCTGTAGAGAATATTTTAGGTAGACAGGTTTTAGAAGCCAGCTTTTCATGTTCTAACAGATCTGCAACTTCTTCGTCCGAGCATATGGTATGTTTTGGAATTAAGATGTTATTACCTGCAAATATGTCGAATATGTTAGGTATAAATTCAACAGTATTATTAGGTAGTACATCCTTGTAAAGGTCTATTATTTTAGTCTTCTTGGACTTATCACTAATGTAGTTTTTATCTACAACAATAAGAATGTGATCTGTCTTATTGATCTTTTTTTTAATAGCTTTTAAGTTTTTTTGTATTTCAACCTTTGTCTTAGGTTTGAACATAAACACCTTTATATTGAGACCCTTTTTCTCGCAGGGAATGTAATAAAAGTCTTCTTCTTGGGTTGTGTCAGACTGTAATGTATATTCTCGCATAGCCAGATATTTCTTCAGATGATTTTCCATGGTTGTCCCTATATATAGGGATATATATTCACTTATATAGGGATATATATTCACTTATATAAAGTTATTATAAAATGAACTGATTCTTATTCGAAGTGGAATACATTCTTTCGGAAATCTATCATCTCCTGATCATCTATCTTCCGTTCGTTGAACACTGACGCCTTAACTCCGTTTAATCTCTGCCAAATATAATATATAGAATATACACCACACTCGGAATTAGATTCTGTTTGATGGAGAAGACTGTTTTTAACTATTTTCGGAGTATCTAAATAGTTTCCAATAATATTCCTTTGATCGTTGAATAATCTTGTGATAGCCGGATAAATAGATCGTCCGGAGCTGTTAAAGTATTCCAAGGTGTAAGGCTTTTCCTTTAAGTTGATAAATATACAAAACCAGTGAATACCCGCTCCTGTTCTCACGTCGGTGTTAATAACACAACCAAATTGCCTATAACCTTCGTTGTATAGATCCATAAAATTAATAGTACCCAGCTCTGTCTTAGGATGCACATCGAAGTCTATCATCTGAAAGTTTATATGTTTGTAGTATGGAAACTGGTGATCTAATTTACTAAGAGTTTCATCCAAATCTAAATTAGATAACCACTCAGTATTATTAAACGGCCCCATAGTTTTAAAACGTTTATTATTCTCTTTCACTAAATCTGGAGACACCTTGGTTTTTATCTTAGAGTACACACACTTCTCGGAATTGCATTCTAATTTTTTCTTAATTTCATCTACAGCCTTCACAGTATCTTTAATCTTAACATCCATCATAGACTTTAAAGTAGTTATCAACTTCATATCCATACAAACCGTCTGACCTATACCGATCATACATTCCGAGTTCTTATTATCAATCGCTACATAAGTGTTTAGAGTCGGTCTTATAAGAGAATTATTATATAAAATTTTAGTATGGGTTAATTTGGTTTCTCCACCTTTTTTTATACTAGTAGTATAAATATTTTTAGAAACTCTAACAAGACCGTTGGAGGAGTTAGGATAAGGGTTATTATCAACTTCATAATTATAAGTCGAGTCAGAATCAGAGCTAGATTCATATTCAGAATTAGAATCAGAGTCATGGTCATGGTCAGGCTCATGGTCGGAGTATTCGCTGTAGTTAGAGTTATTATAATAACTCTCCTTATTATTATATCTTGAGGGTATAACCAACTCGGACTCGGACTCGGAATTGGACTGGGAGTCTAAGTCGGACTCTGACTGGGACTCGGACTCGGACTCGGGTTGAATCTTGACTTCCAATTCGGAGGCATAAGGGTCGTTGACATTATAGTTATGGTGGGATTCTCGAATTAAATCGCTCATTAAAATAATCTTAGTATATATAGAACGATGAAAAATTCGTACGGATTAATTTGTTATAGAATTAGAAACAATGCTATTGAGTATCTTTTTATCAAGAAACGTCTCACGTATTACTTTACAATATTTGTTCTTGGAAATCATTTAAAAATGTCCGAAGAAACCATTAAATACTTCTTGAATAATATGACTATCTCGGAGAAGATATACTTACTTAGTTTTAACTTTGACCTTCTGTGGTACATGATTTATCTACAAACCCCAACAAATACCAGGGTGGATGTATCTAAGATAAGTCCATTTCAATTAGTGGAATATCTAGACGTTAATATTAACCCAAACTTTAATAAAAGATGTCTGTTCTCGTCTAACAAGTACAGTTACTACACTAAGAAAAAAAATCAGTTCAATTCCTTCATAAGGTTTAACAAGAACCGGATAATGCGACTTATTAAAAACTCCAAGTCTGTAAGTACTTTATGGGAAGTCCCCAAAGGCCGCAAGAACAAGAATGAGTCTATGATAACCTGTGCTATTAGAGAGTTTAATGAAGAGACTCAACTTTCTAAAAAGTCATACCTAGTTCTGTTAAACCTTCCACCTGTCGAAGAGTGTTATAATAGTGACGGTGTGGATTATAAAAACACATACTACGTCGCAAAATACACTGACGAAGATGACAGTCATTACCTTAATATCACCTCGTTAAAGCAGGTTGTAGAAATATCGGACGTAAAATGGTGTTCCTACAAGAATATTATGCAAGAACTTAACTGTATAGATAGTCTAAAAGAAGTTATTAAAAAAACAAACGCAAAGCTTTTATGCTTGTAAGATTAAAAGTTACAATATTTTTTTGTAGTCTATGATTTGTGTAGACACTGTTATCTCTACAGTCTTGTTATCGATACTATGGTAGAATAAAATGTTTTCCGTATCGTTAACCGCAATATGAGTAGACTCCGATAGCATTGCATTGCTAAGAGGTTTGATGTAGTCCATCTGGATAGACGCAGAAAAGATGTCATTCTTGTTGGATAAGTCACTGAATAATTTAATCTTCTCCTCCGAGTTAACCTTGTACTTGGACTCAATAGATTTGTCTGTGCTAATGTAACTGAAAATTAAGGAGCTATTGTTAGTCTTCTCAATTGTAAGAATGTTGGTAAAGTTACGAACATTGGTAACCATTTTCTTAAAGTATTCACTAGGTAAAGTAAACCTTATGGGATAGTTGTTAATATTGCTATTAATGGGATATTTCATCACATCATGATGTAGAATATTGAGATCTCTATATTCATCAATATCCAAGTAAATATTCTTAAAGATGATAGTCAGTTTTCTCTGGTGAACCGGAGCTTTCACAATGTAAAAAATAATAGCAGCGTGTGATTTATCCAGAGTCTGAATTATTTTTTTAAAGTTGTTGGAGTCTAAGCATATTACACACGGCTCTGAGCAGTAATAATGGTTTATTTTACTAGCATCTATATCTACGTTTACTATAGAGGTTTCTAGATGATCTGTAGTTTGGATAGTTACCTTGTCGGGTTGGAAATTCATTTGGACCTTCTCGCTAGACATTGCCTTAAAGAATGCAAATATTTTCTTGAATATAATAACATTTTCGTAAACAAGTTCTATAATATTGGTTTTCTGCAACGGTTTGTCTGTAATTCCATACTTGTCCAACGGTTTATATTTGGGTTGCTTTCTAGGGCGTCCAGGTTTCTTTCTTTCCGTAGTCATGATTATAGTATATTGCTATTAAAAGAATAAATGAAATTGTTTTATGTTATTGATAAACGCTGTATAGTTTATAATAATCATGAGCAAAGTCGCATCGAAAGCAAAAAAGGAAGTTACGGTGACCAAACCTAGGGTCAAAAAGCAGATCGATGCTCCGCCTACTATCCCACTGGCTGTGTCTCGTATTTACAAACTTATGACCATCAACGACGAGTACACTGTTGTTTTGGAAAACCTTAAACAATCCTTTAAGGACAACACCAAAGTTATTCTTAAGGATGTAGGAAGCTATGAAAGCATTATTAAGTACATCGACCTGTACAACCTCGAGATTCCCACTATGTTCGAGAAGGGAACTTTGACCGATGCTCAATACAAGAAGCTTCTCACTTCTAAGAAGATCAACCACACAGTCATGACTCAAGAAAGCTTCGTTACTTTCAGCAAGTTTATGTCGCGTCTTAAGATCCGCATGAGTCAGAAGAGTCGGTTTATGCTTACCATCTTCGTTAAGTACTTCATCAAGGAGCTTATTCGCATTACCTTTAACTACCTTACTGTCAACACGGAGAACAAGCTTCTCAAGGTTGAGTACCTCGTTAAGAACGAAGAGTTGAAGAGCAGCTGGGCGTTTGCTTTGATCTCTAAACTTCCTACCTACAAGAACGTCATGAAGATGCTCGAGGATAAGGAAACTAAACTGTCTCTGCAGTCTCCCTATGGAGATCGCGAAAAGCCTAAGTCCCTGACCACGCATCTCATTAAGATTATTAAGACCGTTAAGTACGATCTTATTCAGGAGCACAAGGACAACACTGTCAACAAGTGTATCTACAACGACGCCAACACGAGCACGGATTACAAAATCTTCCTCACCAACGTTATCGTAGACTTTATTAACATCATCAACGATATGATCAGCGAGTACCTGTCTATGCATAAGTCCAAGACCGTCACTGAGAACATCTGCCTTCTGCAGCTGAAAACTTGGTTTATCATCGAGCAAGTTGACACCGAATGCTGCGGAATCTTCTCTAACTTGGAGGAAGAGCTGACAACTTACGATACTTGGCTATCCACCAAGAAACGCTCCGTATCTAAGTCTCCCGAACCTTCTGTTTAAGTAACACTAATTTAGCAACTAATAATAATTCCTACTAAAAAAAGTAAACTGTCCTAAATACAAGCAGTTTTACTATTATAATTATTATATTGCATCGTCTAAATAATTTCAGGATAACGTTCATATAATCTTTGATAACACTGAGATAAAGTAATTTATTTCTTTTTTTGTGTTCTTATACTCGAAAGAAACCCTAATAACTCCTCGATGTAGATGAACCGGCAGTTTTATAGCTTTCAGAACATGAGATACAGACTCAGAGCTTGTGGCACACGCGGAGCCTATAGAAACAATAATCGACTTTTTCTCCAATTGTTTCTTGAGGGTTATATTGCAGATAGGGGGTGTCTTGTGAATACTAAATAACACAGTGTTAGGCAAAGTCTTAGAAGGATCTCCTATCACATAACAAGACTTAAACTTTTTTAGACAACTTAGGAAATACTTCTTGAGAGTCAATAGCTTGTCGTTTCTACATTTTATATTCTTGAAATGATCCATCATACCGTAGTAAGCCCCTGCGATGGCCGGTACATTCTCAGTACCTCCTCTGAGGTTGAATTGTTGACTTCCAGAAATAATTCCTTGAAGGTTACACCTTTTAGTAATTGCGTTGTTCAATATAATCATCCCTAGACCCATTGGGCAATGAAGTTTATGAAAGCTCATCGATAGGGAGTCGATATTCTTCATACTTATTCTTTTCTTCCCAAACATTTGCACGGCGTCAGTATGAAAGTATATTTTCTTACGTTTGCATAAACTTCCTATAGAATCTATATCGTTTATTGCACCTATCTCATTATTGGCTGCCATCACCGACACTAAAACCGTGTTCGGTTTTATTAGTTTAGATATAGCAGAGGTAAGAATCTCACCGTGCTTGTTAGGCATCGCTACCGAATATTCGATCTTTTTTCTCTCCCGTAAACACGCAACACACTTAAGAATGGAAGAGTGTTCAACTCCACTAACAATATAGTGAGGTTTTTTAAAGCAGTTAGCCAGAGACTGCAAGATAAAAGAATTACTTTCACTAGCACCACTTGTAAAAATAACAGAGTAATTTTTTACAGAACAATGTTTTAGGATATATCCTCTAAACACCTCTATTAAATGGGAGCTCCTATTCGATATAATAGAGTCTGAAGAGGGATTTGACGCCGTGTCCATCCATGCTATCATACCCTTTTTGGAGGCTGCAGACATGGATGTAGTAGCATTGTTATCAAAGTATACAACTTTACCTTTCCAGGGTCTAATCATTGCAAATATAATACCTTTCAAAATTTATTACTTAAATTACCTTGGTAAGGTATATAGTAATAAATTTATTTTAATGTATTTTGATTTATAGTAAAAAAATAAATATAATATAGCAACTATGGACGACCATCAATTAGATAAAATCTTAGAACTTCAGACTGACTTTAATACTAATTTATACAATATTATTTACTTATATATCCGCCATGCTCCGTTTAGTGACTCCATATCTTTAGTGAGAAACAACATGGGGAATATTACAAAAATCTTGCTTACAAACCCAGATGAAAAAGTTATTGAAACAGTCGGACCACATATTTATGAATATAGAACTGAAATCAAACTTAGAGATTGGGATTCGCTGTTTGAAATTGATATCAAATCCAAAATAGAGTCGAATGAAATGGGGTTTGATGTTATTGCTCTAATGAGAAGTGTTAAGAATCTTATCTTAAAATCCAAAGAAAAAAATACATCTCTTGCTAAAAGTATTGAGACTATATTAGATGACATGCTCAGCATTTACTGTGAATACAGTGAGCATATCAAATCATTTTAACAAGTTTAACAAGTTTAACAAGTTTAACAAGTTTAACAAGTTATGAAATTGTTATCAATCAACTTCTTTTTTTCTTCTTTGGAGGATATTCTTGCCAACTTCTTTACGTTGTCCAAGAATGTGTAGATCTTGGGTTCGCATTCCTTCATAAACTTTTCGCTTTTGGTAACCTTAACTCTAGAAAATTTATATATCTTAATAGGCAGAATAACAATATATTTACTATCACCTTCTAAGTTACTAGCGTTTGCATCCTTAGACTCCATCACTGTATCAGAAGAATCCTGGGTTGATGCAGATACAATAGGATCCACAACATTATAATCACTTTTAAATAAGTTTATTGACTGTAGTAATGTTTTTTCAATATCCTTCTCATGGCGAATAGGATTAGAGTAGTATTTATGTCTACAGCAGTTGGCTAGTGTTAGCCAGTTGTTAAAATCTTCTATCTCTCCAGCGTCATAACATCCGTACTTGTAGTTGTATTCTCCTATCATATCTGGATTGATGTCTGAAGGCATAGCTAATAGTATGAAGGTGTAACCGTGAATATACTTACAGTTACGATAGCTAAAGCAAGGGATGGGAACATCTCGCTTAAAGTTATTGTTGTTTCTAAAGTTAAATAGACTGCATCTTTTTAGAGAAACGTCTACAAACCAAGCCTCGTCTGTGATGTCTATCACATGCAATCCGGTAAGAACCTGAGGTAGATAATGTTTTGGAATAAATCCCTTAGGAAATCTAGCGAATGGACATTTAATCTCCAGTAGAATAATCTTATCGTTGTAGTAGAATAATCCATCGGGGCTGTACCTAAGCCCAGGTATTTTACTACTGGGAACACTACCAATAGTCTCTACTTTTATAGTTAGTAGCGACTCTAATATTTTTATAACAACATCCTCCATCAAAACACCCCAGTTGGTAAAGATATTTCCATTAAATTGGTTTAATTTAGCTCTTGAATAGTATAAATCTTTTACTGTTCTGTAGGGATTCTTATTTACTAGAGTGCTGATCTCCGATCCTCCAATAGTAAACTCTTTTATCTCAAACCATTCTTTGGATAATTGGACGTATTTGTCTTTATATTCTTCTACAAATTTAGCTAAGATATCTTGTTTATTCATTATAAAAATTGAAAGTCTATACTATACTATATAGCTTCGCTATGGCTTATAATGAGTTTGAGGTTCTTTTACAGATTAATAACACGGATACTCTCCGCAAAATATCTTTGTTAGATGGTCTACACACGGTCGAACGTACTATGAACTTTATTATATCCGATAATGATAAGGTTTCATTTATTAGACAACTGAGATTTGATAAAAATCAACCAACAACTCAGCAGTATTACAAAAAGACTGTATTGGAAGTTGAGAATAATAAATTTCATACATTCTTATACAGGGTTAAAAAATCAAGGGAGACGCCTATACCATCTACTGATTTTAACTCCGAGCTAGTTAACATTATTCGCGCCAAGCTCCGGCATTCTATTATCTTGGATAAATTTCCTACATGGAGAATAGAT